CGTTTTCATCCCATACAAGTTTCATATAAATTTTTCCTCCTTAGTAATATTTGATAAATACATCATGATTTAGATTATCTGCCGTATAATGCCTATCAAAAGCACATGGTAGCAGGGCCAATACTTTATCTGGAATTTCACTGTCTGGATCTGCATCGATCACCGTTATTGTGTAACCTGTCATTTTGCTATACAACCGATTATTGGCATGTTTAGTAGACATGACTCCACGTTCATAACGGATGCAAGGATATAACATAACCTTAGATGTTGGCGGTTGAAAATAAACATTTGATGATCCCAATAAACCAATAAGGAGTGCTTGCAATTCAAGTCGTCTTCCCATTGTAGACGCCTCCTATCGTAAGGAGTAGACGGGGCCTTATGACTTCCACTGAGGATATTTTCCATAAGGCACCCATCCACTTGACATATCGCATTGACTGAAAGTTCTCATTGGCAAAGAGATCTGCTATAATGCTTAGACGATTGTCAACCGTGATGTTATCATTAAGAGTTTCACCACTTTTGGTTCGAATAACATTTTTTAGAACATCACCAGAATAATTACGTTCCGTAATTTCTTCAATCCAGACGCCATCATCTTTTACCCGTTCCTTCATTACGGAATAACCGATAGCACATAGAACTTTGCCATGTTAAAACTCCTTTACTTACTGAACAAACGTAAACGTCCATTCAATGGTCTGGTTCGGAGCGAAGTAGTAGGTGGAATCGGCAACTGCCTCAACAGATGCATCTTCGGTGATTACATGCGTACCTGCGGCATGCACAACACCATCAATGTAGTACGTAACACCAGTAGATGTAGGAATCGTAATGGTATTCGTACCCTGAACAAACGTAGCAGGAGTAGGTGTGGCCAAGGTGCCAGTAGCTCTCCAGAAGACAAGAGCCGACTTCGGAAGTGTCAAAGCACCAGAGCAACGAGTTTCGATCAGATACTTGTACTGGTTATAGTCAATATCAAAGTCATCAAACATTGATACTGCTCCGCCCTTATCGGCGCCAAGAGAATAATCCTTCATGTTAACCATGATGCCAACCAAGGACGCACCATTCTCATCAACAATACCGACCATGGCTTCAACAGGAACAAGAGACGAAACACGAATAGCCGCTGCCACATCAGCTTCGGTCTGATGATAACGACGACCAATTTTATCCTTAACCAACAAAAGATCGGCCACGATATTTTCATTGGTGAAGAAGGTCGGATTTCCAGAACCCTTATAGTTCGGACGAGCTCTTACAACCTCTTCGATAAAGGTAGCACCGCTTGTATTAGCCGGAATCAATATCTTATGCGCATAGAAGTTGTCTTCTTTGGCAATAGGTCGGATGTTGGTTTCGTTGATCTTATCCTCAGAGGCAGGATCACGACCATCACTGAACAGAACAGCACGAGCAATTTCCTCGTCAAGCATAATGCGCATTTCAGCCTTCATCCAAGCAACAACGTCCATATCGACGATGTCAATAATGTCATCACGATCGAGTTTCTGTTTCTTGTAGATCGTGCAAGGAGTTGTAACACGCTTCGAAAGGGCAAAGAATTCGTCCTTTTTGGCCGTACCTTTGACATAACCCTTGGCACGAGCAGTTTCGAGGGTAATATCAGCACTCATTGACTTGATACGAGAGAAAGGGGAATGTTTAGCGCCAGAAATAACTTTGTCTACCCATTCCATTCTCCGCGAAACAAATTCGGGACTGGAAGTAAGAGTCTTCGCATCCGGGAACAGATAATCGATGTACTCGATACCATAGGTTACAGCATGCTGCATAACGCTCTCTTTAAGCGATCCAAACTTGATTGCGTCTGCGTAAATTTCCTTGACCTGATCCTTAGTCAGTGTGACCCTGTTCGGAGTTACCTGATCCTCTTTGTCACTAAATGCATTGTGCTTCATAATTGTATCTCCTTCTTCATTTTTATGTTCGAGGGTAGCCTCGTCTTTTTTGCCATCGGACTGTGCAAGATCTTCTGGGGGAGCGGTTGCTGCCTGAGCTACAAGAGCATAGACAACATCTTTCTGTTCATCCGTCATAGAATCAAAGACTTCTTGTACAGTCTTTTCTCCAGGAGGATCAGCATGTGTAATATCCTCTCCAGGCAAAGCAAATTCCAGACCCGTGTAGACAACTGCTTCAGTATCGTCAACGGTGAGTTCATCACCATGAGCAAAACTCAGATTATCAATCAAGGCACCAGGATTTGCTCCAGCAAGAACAAGACTAACCTCACGAATTGACCCATGCATAACGGCTTTGGTCTGTTTGTTCTCCTGAAGTTCGTTCGCATAGATCGACAACATTGTAATGTCGCCATGGTCCACGAGTTTTTTGGCATTCTGTCCAGCCTCAGAATCATTAAATGATCCGTAGCTATAGACACCATCATCTTTATGTTCGAGAAGGGCAAAACCAAGAATATTAGCGGGTTCATTATGAAGATGCTGCCAAACAAGAGGAACCCTTTTTCCATCCATGTGCTTGAATGCATCTTTCATGATTGTGCGCCCATCAGAGCATTTCAGATCGTTTTTAGTAGCGTAACCACTAAAATCATACTTCATTTTTTAGATCTCCTTTCGATTGAATCGCATCTTTTACTGGTTGCTCTTTTGGGAGCTGATCAGATGCATTAAGATTTTTATTTCGAAGTTCGTCCGCCTTTTTATCCTTACTAGGTTTAAATCCAAGGATACCACGCATCTCGTTAGAGGATAAGACCTCATTACGAGTAAACTTATCGGCAACATTGGCCAACTCATTAGCAGGAATAAGACTAAACGCATCTCGGAAATACATGATAGATTGATTTTGAGTACGAGCAGTCTTAGTTAAGAATTTTCTCTTAGACTCATCCACAATTGCAGATATAATGGGTTTAAGAGAACGATTAAAGTAATTAAGCATAGTCTTTTCGTCTGCAGTCCCCAAGAATACCGCTTCCGTTACTCCTAACTGGCTGTAAAGCGTACTCGTTAGATATGTAATGGTTGCCATAAGGTTGTTTTCTGCTGGACGATTAAGTTGAGTAATCTTTTCTGTGCCATCGGTATATGCAATACCATACTTCGAACCGGAAAGTTGAACCTCAATATCTTTTCTTCGTGATTCGGCTCGTGTTCGCATAATCTCAGTTTTAATAGTATAAGGTAATTGTATAATAATATCAAGTTTTCCTGAACCACTCTGTTCATCAATAACATCAAGAATTCCTAGTTTACGAATCAGTCGTTGTAGTGTACTGTTTGGTTGATTCATTACAGCATAAAGTGGGTTTTCAATGATACCAACCAGTGATTTGGGAAACATGAGATCTTCTTTTTTTCCAGATTGGTCATTGTATACCCGAACTTTTATATGTTGAGGATACCATTCAACAATTTGACCAGTACGCATTGTTTGAATTTCATAATTTGTTGAGATTTTTGGATTAGTTGTTGTGTCAATCGGAACAAGCGCAACACACCCCTCGTCAAACATTGACATTACAATATCTTGGATAAATGCCTTACCCGTTTGATCAATGTTTGCTTCCAACGAAAAGATGTTGTTTAATCCAGAGTCAATAGTATCATCATACCTCCCATTTTGATCTAGACGAACATGTTGAATAACTATGTCGGCTACATCTAGAGCGATCCGATTGTACAATGAGATAACCATAGACTTTTCGCTTGTTAATCTTACTACCGTTCGATCAGGACGGCTGTAGGAACTTGGTCCTGTGTCTTGATATGTCAGTACTTCGGTCGGATCTCGATTCTTAAACGTATTCCACGCGTGTTTTAGTCGTGTGCCCAATCGTTCTGGCATCTACTCGTAGCCTCCTTTTCAAGGTTATAGTTGAAAGTTAATAGGCAGCTCCGAGAGCCATCCGGCGCCAGTTCTTTCCGGCTGTCGTATTTGCAACGAGTGTAAAGTACAGATAGGTTGCGTCGGCTATAAGTTTAAGTGCTGGAGCGACTGTTCCATCAACACCACCACTCAGATTTACCGCATCTGCAACGAAATTGCCATTGGTAAGATCTTCCGCAAGAACAATTGAATTTCCAACTTGACCAGCAACATCGGATGTAAGAAGAATCGTTGTTCCAGCAGCACTAGTTGCCCCAACACCTTGAGTATCAGACGCAGTAATGGCGGCCATAAGCGCTATCTTAGCATTCGCGGTTGAACAATTTGTCCCGGTGCCAAGTGTGACAGCAGCAAAGATATTTGTAATCGCAGTAAAAGCAGTTGTTGTAGCAATCGCATTCCCTGCAGTTCCACCAATAAGTGCAGTGATAACGAGATCGTTGCCAACAAAACCAGTAACACCGACCAATGGGTGTGGTGTACTAGTACCGTCTCCAGCAATGGCCATAGAAAGAGCTGACTGTGCAGCTGCCAAATCAGCACCAACCGAAACTTCACCATCAGCATTATCTGTCCCAAGTGGAACAAACGTATAGACCTTTGTGCCGATTGTTACTTTGTCACCAGCGATTGGCTGTGTGTCCATAGTCAAGGTTCCGACAGCATATCCAACATATCCCGTAATATCAACGGCAATCGTATCAATGTCGGAGACGGATTGATCGGCATCTGCTGCAAACTCATAAACATCAGTTCCTGGTTCTTCCGGATTATCAATTGTCACGGAATCTCCATGAATTGCAACACCTGTTAGTGCTAGTGTCTCTATAGCATTGACCGCATTCACGGGCGTACCGCTATCAGTACCCTCACCAATAAGTCCTTGCAGAATATCACCAAGATCTACATCCGAATTGTGAATCATCATCAGATCATTTAGTTCTCTTATTTGTTTTGCTGTCATTTTCTTTCCTCCTTATTCAAATAGGTCCTTATTGGCTTTGTAAGCAATCCATGCATCCATCATAGCGGAAACACTATCTATCTTTTCCTGATAACGTTTCTTAAATAACTTACGTCCACCGTTCGTATCCTCTAAGGTAATACAGTTGCCCATGGCAAAAGACATAAGTTCTTGATCAAATATAAGTATACGTTCTTCAGACATGATTTTTAATTCTCCAAGTGGAACAGATTCTGTCCGAACTCCCTGAATAACTTTCTCAAGGCCATATGGTCCATTCTCTGCTTCCCATCGAGTAACAAATTCTTTAGCATTGTATGGATCAAACCCAAAACAACGTATCTCTATTTGATTTAACGCAATGTATCTTTCCAGATCATCATATATAATCATCATATCAAGAACTGTACAATCCTCCATAACAATTAAGGATCCTTCATCAATAAACTCATCATACTTAATACGCATGGCACTAGGTAATTTGGCAAGAGTTAGTTTGGTGATATAACAACGTGTTTTAATACCAAATTTTCCTCTTGGCAATACAAACATGAATGTAAATGCACAGAAATCATCTCCTTGTGAAAGATCGGCTCCTAAGGCGCAAGGTGTAGACCAAAAGTCTCTTTTCCTATGCGGTAATGTCTCTTCATAGGTAAAGAAATAGGTATAACCTTCCATAGGAATACCGAATCGTTTTGCAAGAATATCATTCCGTGTAGCCGGAGCATTCTCAGCACGTTCGACGTCTTGTTGATAAGCTTCGTACGTAACCGTCTTCCCAATATTAGGTTGAGCTTTCGGCCACATAGCTGGATCGTCAACTTCTTTAACATCATCTAGTCTATAGTAAAATATAGAAACATGTGGGTTTATATAGTCGCCCTTTAAAATACTAAGAAGTTCCATCTTAATAGTATCTCCGGAACCATTACGAACCGTTCCTTCTGAACTAATAGCAATGATTAAATAGTCGTCGAGTTTTGAGGCACCTTGCTCAATCGCTCCGACAACATCCTCTCGAATATCCCCAGACAACCACTCATCGACTGTAGAAACCTTCGGACGAAGACCTTGCAGTTTATCGATAGCCATTGGCCTAACTTCGAGAAGCGAACCTGTTAGAAAGTTTTCAACACCTTTTTTAGTCGATGCTAATTTCATTCGAGTTAGTCGACTACCTGTGGTATTTTGTATTGAACCCTCCGTTAGAAATTGAAATAGAGGTCCTCGCGCGCGCGTTATGGACGTACGTATGGGTGACATCACTTCATCTGCTTGTTTCATTGTTGGCGCAGTTGTTATCTGATGGGTAGTAGAAGTGTCAACATTAAGAAAATAATTCTGTATACATGATGCATACATAGACTTAGCAGCACCACGACCAATGATCAAATATTGCTTATTGATTAGGCGCTTCTGAATCATCTTACGAATATACTTTCCGCCATGATTATCTGGAGTCGGTTCGTAGACACTCCTTTCCACAAAGTAATACCACCCAAAGACCTGTTCGGCCCAGAGTTTAAATGTATCAAGGAGCATCAAATCGGCCCCATCCGTTAACGTTAATTCACATTCACAGAATTGAATAAATCCTTCTACAGCATCCTCGTCATAGTAGACTCCACGATTTTTGATGAGACTATCTATGCGATTCATCTCTAAAGAGATTTCTTTACAAACTGGAATGTTTCCCCGAACTACGTCTTCCCGGAACTGTTCATAGTATTTTGGTGTTGCCGTATTTGATAGTCCCATAGTTTATATCCCTGCTCCCCCAACATTCTTTGACTTTGCAATTGCCTTGTCAAATATGGCTTTACATTCGGCAGCGGCTTTTGATACATCAACTTTTGGAACTGGAACCTTTAGACCCATCTTTTTCCGAATACCTAGTCCAACAGGTGTATTTGCCATTCCATAAATTTTAATTAACGTGTCAGCATTTGATATTATACCTTTAACTAGTTTGGCCCCTTTTTGGAGTTTAGTTGGATTTAAAGATTTATATGTCGTTTCAAGTTGAATTCGTTCATTGTATGACTTGAGTTCTTTGTTTGTCATTGACATGACAGATTTTTTTTGAATAGCACGAGAGGTTGTATGATCTTCAGATGTGGAACCTTCGGATTTTCTTCTACCCCAATGCATACCCATAATGCCAACATGACTTAGTGTTTTATCTGGAATAGAAAGACCAGAATCAATAAATATTTTATCAACGTTTGCCATCACACAACCACTCCTTCCGCTTGAATATTTAGACGCCATGCAAGTTCAATACACTGATTATTAATAGCCTCAACAAGATACCCAAACTGAGGTGGATCAAACACAAGGCGAACCTTTAAATAGATGTAAGTCTTAAGAGCATAGAGATCAGTACGAGTTCCGAAGAGATCTTCCCATGTTTTTGTATCATCCGTAATAAATAGACCAGTATCCGGACCAAGACCAAGTTGATTAACCGTCATTAAAACCGAATTAATGTGCATCACAATGTCCTGATCAAAATTTGTATAGATTGCTTCAATTCCAAGAAGTTTCTTGATAGAGGTTAGTACACTTGTTATCAGTACAAAGGGTACGGGATCGCCATCTACCATAGTTTTGTATCTCCTCTCATTCTAGTTTGTGGAAGGATGATTAACATTGATTGATCACCATAGTGAATTGCCTGATGTGTGTTAGAACTTGTACAGATAAGGTTGTTAGGATCAAATATACAATCTGCGTGATTCTCGATGTCTTCGATTGTAATAGGATTGATATGATGGAGTATAAGTCCTTTAAATATTTCTCGACCTTCAATTCCTAGATCACATCCATCATCTCGGATTATTATCTTGTCTCGAGTTTGTCTCCACTCACTTGAATGATAGAGTACCTGATTTGCATACCGATCAAATCCAAATGTATCTCGCCCAACACTTCCCCCAAGTCTTAAATATGCATACTTTTCTTCGAATGTCTGATACCGACGAAGTTGTCTATAGGTTTTAATCATCACTCTCATCTACCTTGTTACCAGAATATCGACGCATGGCATCAAGAGCCTGTCCATACAATTCTTTGATGTCTTTTCCAGATTGAATTTGTTCAGTCTTGGCTTTTAGTAATACTTTTTGTTCAACTAGAAGTTCTTTCTCAAGTGTTTCACGGCAAGAACCAAGTTTTAGAAAGTGTGTGATCACTTGTGAGCTTGCTGTTCCTTTTTCTAGTTGTTTCTTAGCCAATTCGATCGCCAGACTGATCATTTGGTTCTCCATTGCTTCTGGTGTGGCTGCAGGAGGTCTTGTTCTTGGTGCCTTTGAATCTAGTTTTGTTGAGGTTCTCAATAGCAAAGACCTCCTTTCACATAGGTTTTAGGGTAGTTTTGGGGAGAGACAAATAAGGGCCGAAAAGTCTTGAAAGGAGCCCAGGCTCACCAGACCTGAGAAAGGGGTAAACACCCTTCGACCCTTATTGGACCCTCCCCAGATTTTCCCCCCGGAGAAAAATATAGG